CACTCTCACCCCCCCCCCCCCCCCCCCCCCACGCCCGGGGGAAGCGCCGGGGGCTCTTTGCGGCGCCAGCAGCAGCGGGAGAGTAGCAGAGCAAATTTTTGCTTATATGTACACAATTCAATAGGCGTATAGTCAAATTGATGAGGTTTAAGCGCGGGCGCTATATATGTATCAAAATACTTTGCATAACGCGGTATATACGTGATCTTACATGATCCCAACCAAAAGAGCAGGAGCGGTTGAAAACGCATATCATCAACCAACTTTGATTCACCAACCGTATTTTTATCAGCATGTGAAATAGTAATTTGTTTAACAATTCCACGAGCAATCGAAACACAATTAAAAAGATTCGTAACAAGATACATACGATCTGTTAAATCCCTTAACTTTTTATCTATATCAAAACTCTGCGAAAACAAATATACAGTGTGTTTATAATGTCTCTGTAATTTGAAGTAATCCCGAACTTCATTACTAAAATTCTTAAAATTCCGATTATCCCAAACCATTCCAACCTCATCAACCATAATCACTGATTCAGGCGGAAAAGCAGCAATACCAATTATATCGGTATCAAAATAATATGTACCAGGAATGCCGGGAACATTACAGTAAACAGGCCGTTTCTTACGATTATATTTAATCGATAATTTGACCATCAACGTAGTTTTGCCGGAACCCTTTTTACCGAACACCATAATGAGTTTATAAGGATTCCTATACTTGATCATATGATAAACAATAAAAATGGACAAACTTAAAAAAGCTATGAACCAAAATAGCATAAAATCCCCCTTATGATCTGTACAACAGACAACACAACAAGCGCAGCCAGCAACACAAAAAACATATCATGATCAATTACGGTTAAAGGATAAATAAAAAAATCCCAAAATAAAGATAACTGTGCCATAATACCTCCAGATTGATTAAGCGGGGAAAAATCCCCGCCTAACAATTAGAAACTACCATAGATACGCGCCAACACACCGACAACTGCGCCGACAAAAAACACGGCCAGAGAAAGCAGGATAATGGGTTTATCCAACATCCAGGAAAGAAGGTTACCTCCTTCTTTCAAAAACCAAGCGAAAACCTCAGAAAACGTAGTCAGAGTATCGCTGAGCGTACCAGCGCCGCTAGATTCACTAGCATAAGCCGTAATCGGCATAGCAACAGCCACCAAACCAGTCGCAACAGGGACAGCGCGATATTTTGCAATCGCATTTTTCAGTTTCAACATAAAACAATCCTCCTTAAAATATTTTTTTAAATAATCTTATTAACTTGCACAACAATGGCAAGAAAATAACACCCACACCAAGTATCTTTCCATCACCTAGCAGAAAATCAATATACTGACGCATACATGGCAATAGACCATCATTAAAAACCTGAGAAAACACGTCAAAAGGCATATATTCACCACCTTAATATCAGCAGCTTTAATATTTCCGCAAAGAAAGATATAAGAAATAATAAAAACACTGCGGCGACAACAATCAACAATGGTTCAAATTGCATGGGAACTACAATTCCTAATATTTCTTGTAATTGCGTAACCATAATATTAAAACACCTCCTAACGTAGTGAACAGGATAATATATTGCAATGTCTGAGACACATAAAATGGATGGTAATACTTATTTACGATAATCTCACCATATGATGTATCATAGGTTAACCGACCACCAGACCAATAATAGTTACGCATATAGTTAGGGGAACCATAGTTCTCTAAAGTTGAAAAGTTATTTCCCAAGCAAGGCGTTAAATAGAAGAGCTGACCGCGCGTTTCATAAGGATTAAAATTGTCACTCACAGCACGGCCTTGTATATTGGAAGCTGACATATTCCAAAGCCGATTTTTAGAATCAATAAATAGACTATCTATATATTCAGGCGAAAATAATAAAACATAATCAGTACCATTAAAAGAAACATCGAACCGCAGCACATTAACAAAATTTTCCGTATTGCCAAGCGCATACGGTAAGGCAACATCATCAAAACCAGTTGTTTCGCCTTCATAACCATCAATATCAAACGACGATATTTCCAAGGAATCATCCGGAAGAGCCTGCGACGCTGTAGCAACACCAGGACCAGACATACTGTCACTAATACTGATAACCTCAACCAAAATACGTTGCAATAATTCATCACGGTTCATTCCCTCCACATCATCCAAATAGAAATCAGGGCGATCAGAGAGGGCAGAAGAGGGGGACGCAATTTCAGCGTCTGAAGGAGTAGCCGCCGCATATGCATTACAATATATCAACAACGAAAAAATAAAACATATAGCAAGCGAAAATGCATATTTCATATTAATCACCAAAATTAACAATCACAACACGGATTACCAGCGACAAAATCAAAATAGCAACAAGCACATTTTCAAGCGTGAATCCACCCAAATCAGTATATCGAAAGATAGAAATAATACCTGAAAACACATCAATTATAAAATCAAGAAACGATGATAGCAAGAAATCAACTCCCTTTATTTAATATCTGGAAAAGAATAGCAAGTGCCAAAAAACCAAGGGCAGCAGCAACCAAAAACGGCGGAAGATTCTGCACAACCTCAAATAAAAATACCTGAGCTTTAAAAACGAGCTGGACAAGCCCTAATAACATCTGAAAAAGACCAACTACAAAATTAACTATAGTAGTAACAAAATTCGCGATAGACTCAAAAAATTTGAACATCTAATCACCGCCTTTGAACCGATAAATACCAACCACAATAGAAGCGATCGACACAATCAAAGTTAAATTAATTACGTCCTTGAAACCGCCGCTATTATCATATAATCGTTGCATAAACGTACTACAAAGCAAGATAGGCTGCATGTAATTATCCAAGGACTGATTAAAATTTATATCATCAAGCGCATGATTTACTTTATCCATCACCTGTTTTTCGGCATTATCATATTCCGTTAGACTATTATTAAGCTTGTCATTTTCAGAATTTAAAGCAGAATTATCATAACCATTTGTTAGCTTTTCTGTATTCTCATTATTGTTATTTACAATAGTCGTTGTATTAGATTCCTCAGCAGCGATTATATCCTCTGTATTCTGGCGGTCAGCGTCCGTTTGTTCCTCAATCGCGCCGGTTATCAAACCCGTGTTTTTATCATCGTTGGCAAGCTGAGGAACATGCATGAGATTAAACATTTGATCCCAAAGAGCAGCAAGCTGATTGGATATTGTTTGAACGATTTCCTTCAACGTATCGGCCATAGCAGAAGTATTATCTGCAATATTAGATTGTTGATCACTACTTGATGTATAATCAGTAGGCGGCGTTATAGATACGTCAGAATTACTAGGCAACTTAGAAAACGATACTGAAAAATATCCACCATATGGCAACTGAAATTCAGGCATACCAATAACAAGACGAATTTCTGATACATCACTATTAACAGCAAGTGAACTACTAATATGAAAATCACCCGAAAATTGAGTAAACGAATAGTCACCATTATCCGACCATGCACCAACCGTATTCTTAGAACTATATAAATACTGCGCGCGAATCTTGTCATACTTCATGTACGCATTACTGCTAAAATGTACATCCATCAGATATTTCCCAGCCCTGGGAAGCGTAGGAACACAAAGATCAAGCCAAGAAAGAGAAGCAAAATCCGATAATACAGGCGTTACAAAATAACCCTTTTCTGATAAATATATATTTTCATATTTAACACGACCTTGCATATCGTAATAAGACATACGAACATAACATCTTGTGAGATCGACACTAGAAGTATATTCCTCACCAGCATTAAAAAAATTAGGAGTATTCAACGTGTCAAAATCATCAAATTCCGAATAATCATCCATAGGAAACGCGTTACTAGACATAGCGCTAGCAGGTGTAGCTTCAGATGGCGTAGAAAACGCAAAAGAAGGTATAGACGAGAAACAGGAAATAGTAGCAGCAACCAAAATCATGCATAATAATTTCCTTGTTTTCATCATCCATACCTCCCAAAATATCAAATAATATTTGGAAAATATAGTAAAATATTCTATTAACTATGCGTTAAACTTGTGTATAATACCGTGTTTCGCGCACAGTTGCATATTTCCTATATTATTCCAGCCCGTCCTGTATATTACAATCGGCAACGCCGAGTGTAAGTTTATGCAATACATTGCTTAAAACAGTCATTTCTGCTTCCATACTTGCAAATTTAGCGGCATTATCAATCTGATTTGGAAACATACGCTTATTACGTTCGTAGTCATGAGTAGTACGATCAAGACGCCGACTAATTGCATAACGAGCATACACAAGCTCACGAAAATCAAGATCAACTTTCATAGGATCACCGCCACAACGCAGGCAGTACCGGAGCATGATGATTCGCGGCCGCCAGGTACTTGGTACTATGGGTAATCAAGGGAATGGGGATATTCCGGCCGCCAGGAATACCAGCCGGGCGGCGGTAATCCTGGCGAAAGATAATGGGTTCTCAGCCCGCAGCTGATTCGACAAGCGCCGCAGTTTCGATATTGCCCCAGCGGTTATAGGATACCTCAATGCGATCACCGATTGCAAAGTCACTGGTATCTACAGCTTCCTTGCAATACAGCTTCTCACAACGATTCCCGATGGTATTCTTATACTCAGAACCATCAATACAGTACAAATTCGTACCGCGCACACGCTGACCATTCTTTTTGGAAACATAGTCCAAACGCTCAATACCGATAATTTCAAACATGCTTTATCCTCCTTTAATCAAACAAAAAGTTATATGTTATCCCCGGCCCGAGGGCCGGGAGAGTAACCAAGTTAAGCAATCGGCGGGATATCCTGAGCCTTACCATCAAGATAATCAAGAAGAGCATTAATGCGCCCATAATAGAACCGATACGCAATCATCTTTTCCTGATCGTCCGCGCTAGTAACTTCCAACAAAGCTACCGCCGTATCCATCTTCTCATGTTCCAATACCTTGCGCGTTAATCTAGCCACTATGCCACCTCCTTATTAAAACGAGACAGATTAACCTTAAAGTTAACCAAATGATCAACAGCAAGATCAATCATTAACATCTGATAATCGTAATCAATAACACCAAGATCACCACACATATAAATCTTTCCACACAACACACGATAACGCCGTTCCAGAATTTCCAATGATGTGGATTCATCCATGATCTGAAACGCTACGCGAATAGACTTCATAGCTTCCCTACGCAATCCTTTTTTAACTTCCTTCGACATTCTAACCATTTTTCGCTCTCCCTTCACACAATCAAACAACCACCTATTTTTTACCAGTAAGGAAAACTATAGATTTTTGGAAAGGAACATGCTATAATGTAAGCGCCAACGAACTTTATAACATGTTTTTGTATCCCCTAAACCGGGAATACTGCACCCCTTAACCGTTCATCTATTTTAATTTTCCTTACACCCTTATTATACCGCAAAATATAGCGGATGTAAAGCATTATTTTGCGGAAATGGAGATTTTTTCATGGCTTTTATAGACAGACTTAAGCTACTACTTACAACAAAGAATTTAAAAAATTAAACGATGAAGTGGACACACTCATAGAAGTCATGGAAGCCAAGGGCGTACTACCGAAAGTCGAATAAGCAAAAAACGAGGGGAAGAGCACCAGCTATTCCCCTTTTAATAAATCTAAAATACTATTCTCCGCAAATTCCTTATACTTGTCTAAATCCATAAATTCAAGACGGCTGCACCAATTTTCCCAATGACCTGTTTTACTATCCAGATATTGCCGGTTAAATAGATCATACTCATAAAAACGCCAACCAGATATATTCCGCAGAGAACCACTACCATCATCATAATCATACCAACACCAACCATCAGGAAGCCTTTTAGCAGCAACTATTTTTTTCCCCATTTTCTTACCGTTCCATTCTGCACTTTTTAAACAATGATATGATATCATTTATCACAATATAATCCCATCCTGATAACCATTCCAAGGTACTCGTTTCACTTTCTGTTAACTCTAATCCTTCCAAAGCAGCAATTAATCTTTTATACTGTTTTTCCTGATTCTCCATAAAACCTCCCACTAAAAAATAAATCGAACTGCACTCAACAAAATCATATGTAGCGGATAGATTGCATATTGCAACCAACGATTCATTCGCTTTCCAACATTGCCATCATAGCACCAAATAACGGCCATCGAGAGAGCAGCAGCACCATAATATTCCCAGGACATCAAAATGCACAATATACCGCAAAACCAAAAACGATTAACCGGGCTACCACGGAAATAATACATTGCCACAATCAACGCGATACCATACAAGCCATATTCGGCACCACATGACGCACCACAAGCAACGAGAAGCCCCACAAACGCTATTATACCATAACTTGATTGCCTATCAACTAAATAAAGGCATATAAGGCCAATAAACAATTCATACATCACATTCAAACGGCCAGTATTAAGGAATAAGCTATACGGTACTTGCGATACCACAGCACATACAAACAAGCGGAGCATATAACGATGTAAATCCTTAGTATGAATATAGCCCTCGACAAGCAAGAAGCAGAAGAGCGGGAAAGCAATCCGACCAATCATCCGCAGCGGATAATAAAATACCGTACCGGCCAGAAGCAACCCTACATGATCCAACAACATAGTCATTATAGCGACTATACGAATATCATAACTGCTAAACAATCCAAACAT